CGGAAGGCTTCGACGTGAAGGACGGAATCGTCCAGGTCACCGAAGACCAGATGCAGAAGCTGGAGGATCACACCAAGCAGCTCAGCGACCAGGTCGCCCAGCTGACCGGCGAGAAGCAGACCCTGACGAAGCAGGTGGCCGATCTCACCGGCGAGAAGCAGACCCTGACGCAGCAGGTGGCCGACCTCACCGGCGAGAAGCAGACCCTGACGCAGCAGGTGGCCGACCTCACCGCAGAAGTGAACGACCTGAAGGGCCTGCCCGGCGACGACCCCGACGGCCACGCTGACACCCACGACGGCGGCGACGCCATCGATTTCGGTGCCGTTGCCCGCGCTATGGCCACCGTCTAAGACACCCAAAACATCACCCTCAAAAACAAAAAAACACCATGGCAATCACCATTACCCCCGCCGCACTGCAGACCAGTGCGAAGAAGTATCGCCGCCAGCTCCTGTCCATGCCCGCCCAGGGCCTGACCCGCAGTCTCCAGCACATGACGCTGCGCACCGGGCTCCGCGCCGGCGAAGTCGTCGGTCAGCTGGACGGTGACCTCCAGATCGGTCCCTACAGTTCCACCCGCAAGGATACTTCGGACCTCGCTGTCAAGGGTCGCGAGCTCGAGACCTTCTTCGGCAGCGTCATCAAGGACTTCGACCCAAACCAGGTGGCCCAGAGTATCTACGGCTCCGACGCCATCAAGGGCGAGGCCCTGAAGAACGTGCCCATCACGCTGCAGGTGCTCTCCTACCTCGCCGTCCGCCTGGGCTTCAACCTCCAGAAGGTCCTCTGGAGCGCTGTCCGCAACGCCAGCGGCACCACCAGCGCCACCCTCTTCAACGGCTTCGACACCATCACCGCCGCCGAGATCACCGGCGGAGGCCTCGCCGTAGCCAAAGGTAACTACGAGGCCCTCGCCGAAGCCATCACCTCCAGCAACGCCGTGGACGTCCTGAAGGCTATCTGCGCCAACGCCGACGAGGAACTGACGGACGAGTGCAAGATGTTCATCTCCCCAGCCATCTACCGCGCCTACCTCGAGGACTACAAGGCCACCACGGGCGCCACTCCCTACAACACCGAGTACAAGAAGACCTTCGTCGAAGGCTTCGACGGTGTGGAGCTCGTGCCCCTGAGCAACAAGAAAGCCTCCCAGTACATCCACCTCTCTCCGAAGCAGAACATGCTCGTCGGCATGAACCGTGAGGGCGAGGAGGAGAAGATCCAGGTGGACCGCTTCAGCGCCTTCGATCTGACGTTCTCCGCCGCCATGTTCTTCGGTGTGCAGTTCGAGAGCATTTCCAAGGAGCGTCTGTACGTGGCCAAGCTCTCCGCCTGATCGCTCAACGTCTAACCCCTAAACCCTCCACCCATGGATACGACATGCACTCCCGGTGCCGTTTACGGCGCCATCAGCTTCTGCCCCGGCACGGTGGTCCTTCCCGGCATTCGCCGCCGCGTCTATTTCATCCGTAAGGACGATATCGCCACATGGCCCGAAAACCCCATCCTCAAGGCCCTGAAGGATGGCACTGCCATCGACGCCTCCACGGCCGCCGTCATCACGGAGAACTTCGTCCTCGCCTCCGGCAAGAAGTGGATTCCCCTGGACATCGAGATCACCCGCAGCAATGTGGAGTCCGAGCCTCAGGGTGAACTCCACTCCCGCACCTACCTGAACCGCGCCACCCTGCACCACAACACCGTGGGCAAGGCCGTCAGCGGTTTTGCAGCCGTCGCCGCCAACGACGATCTGGTGTTCCTCATCCAGCAGACCGACGGCCATTTCCGCCTCGTCGGCAGCGAGCTGTTCGACACGCAGGTGAATTCTTCCGCCGCGATAGGCCAAGGCCCCACGAGTGAGTCCGGCAGCACCATCACCGTCGAGGGCACCGACCTCGCTCCCGCTCCCTTCTATGAGGGCGAGATCGTGCTCGATGCGGACACCAAGATCTCCGGCGTCGACGGCTCGCCCATCTCCGGATCCTGACCTCCTCCTCCCCTGATGCGCGGCAGCGGGGCGGTGCATCGCCTCCGGCCTCCGTCCCGCTGTTCCGTTTTTTCTCTTCCCTCTAAATTCCCTCCACCATGGACGATATGATTAAGAAACTGCAGGCCTGGCTCGCCATCGAACACCACGGCGAAAAGTCCGTGTGCGACGGAGCCCTGCTGCTTTTCTCCCTCAACAAGAACCGCATCCTCTACCAGACCATCCTCCGCAAGCCCGCGCGCTACGAAGCGAAGGTCCGATACGAACTCTCCAAGCACCTGCGCATCCTGCTGGCCGGGCTCACCATGGCCGACATCCGGCGCACGCTCCCCTCCGTGGAGAAGGCGGCGAAGGAAACCATCGACGCCGGAATGCCCGAGTCCGACACCGGAGACTCCGAGTCTGCTGACGAATACTCCGGGTCCGCTGACGAAGATCCCGAATCCGCCTCCGAGGCCCAGCCCTCTACCCGCGGCCGCCGCGCCGACCACGACAGCCTGCCAGCGGAAATCCGGGAGCTCTGGGTCAAGAACGGCCAGCGGTGGCAAGTCATCAGGCAGGCCTACAACACCCTGCAGGAACTCATCCGCAGCGACGCCAAGCCCTGCGACCTTTTCGACACGCTGGAGCTCCTGCACACCACGGACGAAAGCTACCGCGCAGACATGGCCCGCTACGACGAAGCCAAAGCCGAGACTTCTTCAGAAGAATCATAGGTTTTTTAGGTAAGTAGTTTAATTTTTTTCTGTATCGAGGCCTGTCGTTCGCGAGAATAACAGGCCTTTTTCCAAGGAAACAACTGTCTGACATGGTTGCATCATCTTCCTCCATAGAACTCGCCACCCGGTATCTCTTCGCCGATCTGGCAGAGATAAAGGAAGCCGGGCTCACCGCCGCACAGACCGGCATGCTGCTTCGCTGGCGCGACGCATACACCTACTGGCTGGGGAAGCCCCATGCCTGCGCCGCGGAGATTGTGTCCTACATCCGCCAGAACGGGAAGGTCAGCTCCAGCACTGCCTACGCCGACGTCGCCGTGGTGCAGCACATGCTCGGTCACCTCAACCAGGCCACCCGCCAGTTCGACCACTGGCGCTTCTCGGAGATGATAGCCGAGACGTTTGCCGCCGCGAAGAAGAACGATGATCCCCGCGCCATGGCCCTGGCCGCCGCGGCTTACGGCAAATACTGCCGGCTGGACAAAGAGGAGTCTCCCGAAGACATCGCCTCGCGCATACCCGTCCAGCCCTACGGCATCACCTCCGACCCCACCGAGTACGGCTTCCGCGCCATCCCGAACGTCATGGAGCGCGCACGCCTGGAGCAGAAGAAGTATGCCGCCGAGATCGAGGACATACAGTTCGAGAGCGTGGACTTCGAGTCTCCGCTGGCACAACCCCTGAAGCTGCCCGCCTCGCCGTCCTCTGCAGACTCGCCCGACCACCTCTCTCTCCACGCAGACCCGTCCTCCTCTGCAGAACCTCCTGCCGCGGCAGCTTTGTCGTCCGGCGGGGATTCCCCCTCCATCCTATGAAGAACATCTACCTCAACGACATGCAGCGCTATGTCCTCGACCTGGGAGCCAAGGACAACGTCGTCGTGGCCGGCCGCGGCACGGGCAAGGGCGTGGTCCATGCTCTCTGGAACCTGCGCAACATGCAGCGTATGCCCGGCAGTGTCACGGGTATTGTGGGCGCCAACGCCAAGCGTGTGACCACCAACACTCTGCCATCCATGCTCACGCACTGGGAATCGTGGGGCTACCGCCGCGGGGTTCACTACGTCGTCGGTCAACGGCCTCCGAAGTCGTGGCCAAAACCCGTCTTTATGCCGGAGAGCTGGGACAATGTCCTGAGCCTGTACAACGGCAGCATAGGACTTATCATCTCACAGGAACGCAAGGGCACGAGCAACAGTCTCTCGCTCGACGCCCTGGACATCGACGAGGCGAAGTTCATCGACTTCCAGCAGCTGAAAGATGAGACCCTGCCCGCCAACCGCGGACGCCGAGACCTCTTCGGCCACCACTACTTCCACCACGGCATGCTCATCACCTCGGATATGCCGGTGACGAAGAAGGGCAGTTGGTTCTTAAACTTCGAGAAACAGATGGATCCGCAGCTTATCGAGACCATCGAGGGGCTGGTGGTGGCCATCTATCAGGCCCAGCAGAGGATCCTGCAGCAGCGCCGCCAGGGCCAGGAGGCCAGCAAAGACCAACTGTCACGCCTCCGGCAGATGCACCTGGCCCTGTGTCAGCTGCGCTCTCAGGCGCTCTACTACGGCGAGTTCCCGTCACTGGTGAACCTGCCCGTGCTGGGCGAAGCCTGGTTCCGCCAGATGAAGCGCGACCTGCCGGCAATGACCTTCCGCACTTCCATCATGTGCCTGCGCGTGGAACTGCACCGCGACGGCTTCTACAGCAACCTGCGCAAGGGACATTTCTACCACGCCTCGAACTTCAGCTACCTCGACTCCATGGAATATAAGCTCGACCGCATGAAGGAAGAACCCAGCTCACTCATGGACGCCGACGTGCTGGCCGACCAGCCTCTGTGTGTGGCCTTCGACTACAACGCCAACATCAACTGGCTTGTCTGCGGCCAGCCCCACGACGGTTTCCTCTACGTCCTGAAGTCCTTCTTCGTGAAGTACGACCGCAAGCTGGTGGAACTGGTGGACGACTTCTGCAAATATTACCGCCACCACCGCCAGCGCGTCGTCATCTTCTACTACGACGCCACAGCACTGGGCAGCAACTACGCCGTCAACAGCGAAGACTTCCACTACGTCATCATACAAGCCTTCGTGGCCCGCGGATGGATGGTTATCGAGAAATATATCGGCAAACCCATGGCTCACGTGGAGAAAATGCTGCTCATCAACCGGGGCCTCGCCAACCAGGGCGGCCTGGTACCACGTTTCAACGAGGTCAACAACGAGGACCTCCTAATCTCCATCAAGAGTGCCGGGGTCTATAACGGCAAGAAGGACAAGCGGGGCGAGAAGCTCGCCGAGACAGAAGAAGACCGGCTGGAAGCCCGCACCGACGGCAGCGACGCCTTCGACACCCTCTACATCGGCTGCACCAAGTTCCCCGTCATCGGCGGCATGGGGTACTGAAAAGTGAAGTTGCCCTTGTTCTCAGGTGAACCTACCCTCGTTCTCAGGTGAAGTTGCCCTTGTTCCCAGGTGAACCTGCCCTCGTTCTCAGGTGAACCTGCCTCAAAAAAAAGTGATATTTGAAGCACCTTCACTTTTCTTGTTTTCTTTTGGCCATATTTTGCGTTCTGCTGGCCTCGCCGTCCGGAAAGGTTCCCCACCCCGCAACCGTCTGATTTTGCCAACTTTTAACCGCCATTTCATGCCTACTGCGACGATTTCCGATGCAAAAAATGACAAAAAGCTGAAAATCAGGCCCGATTTTTCGCGCGAAGCCCGATTTTTTCCGATTTTCGCTCTCCGCAGCCCCCAGCGCCCTAAGCGCCGCCGCCCTTGACGCGGGGGCGGTCGGCGGTATATGCAGGGACGTCGCTGTCTTTTCGCGCGCACCTATTTATATATACCTTTGCCGAAAAAGAAAACGACATGGCCTTCACGATATCCTATCCCGTATCAGCCCGCAACGGAGTCCTGACCCTGACCTCCGAGGCAGATATCATCCGTCTCCGCGGAGATTCGGCGAACACGCTGCACACTGTGGTGGTGTCCGTAGGTACCACGACTCTGCTCAGCACATCCCTCTACACCGACTCTTTCAGCACGATCACCCTGTCCGGCCTGCAACGCCTGCTGGAGGCCGATGGCGAGGCTTACGGCACCTACACCGCCACCATCACCGTGGACGGATCCACCTCGCTCAACGTCCGGCTGTTTCGGTGTAGCGTCCTCCTGCCGTTCTCCGCTCAGGATTACCTCTCCTTCGCCGGCCCCAGCCTCACTCCCACCGCAGTGCCGTTACCGGGCAGCTGGACGGTTCCTGCCGGCCTCGGACGAGTCCCCGCCCAGAGGACTACCATGGCCCGGCGCGAAGTCATCCGGTTCTACTGTGCTTCGGCCAATATATCCGTCCTGGCCCGCGTGTTCTACCGCAGCAGGATCCCCTCCCCCGGAGTAGTCTTCACAGATGTGGATCTCTCCAGCGAGATGACGGCCCAGCACGCCGTCCCCGCCGCCGACACGATCTGCAGCCTCGAGCTCCGCACCGCCCGCTTCTTCGACCAGCACCGCGGCGCACCGCTCGCCTACACCGTCCGCATCACCGACAGGAACGCCGGCAGCGTCCGCGAAGCCTCCTTCGTGGTGCAGCACAACCACGAGAAGGAGCGGGCACTGGTCTTCCGAGACTCCTTCGGCTACGAACGCTATCTCTACGCCTACGGCCCCACGACAGACGAATCCTCCTTCGACCGCGCCATTGCCAACGTGGACGGCATGCTCACCCCCTACAACATCGAAGAGACCCAGCAGCGCACCCTCCACACCGGACCGCTGACACCTTCCGAGGCCCTGTGGATGGAGGACATCCTGCGCTCGCGCTACGTTTACGAAGGCCATGAGGTAGGCAACAACGTGGGGCTGCGGAAGATTCCCGTGGTCATCACCTCGGCCGAGACACGCCGCGACAACCGCGACAACTCCGTCAGCGACTACGCCATCACCTACCGCTACACGACCCGCGCAGCCCAGCTCGAGAGTGAACTCCTGCGCCGAAGAATCTTCGACGACACCTTTGACAGCACCTATGAATAAGAAGAGACAAGAACCAAAGATCATCAGCATGCACGACGCCCTGGCGTGGCTGCAGCAGCCTTATGCTCGGGTGAAACAACCTGTGGACATCACCGTGGTCCGGGCAACTAAGCAGCACGGGCAGGTGGGCGAGCTCATGGAGTACAAAGGAGTCGTGGCCCTGGAGGGCAACTTCAAAGCCGGCTTGCACCGTGTGCGCTTCCCGAACGGCCAGATCCGGGCGTTCAAGTGGTGGCAGCTCATCAGAATCAACGGACACACTATCTATCTGTAAGAATATATGGAAATCGAATACACCATCACCAATGAGGAGCTGGCCGCCGTCAACGGGGTCAGCGAAGGCCTCCCGCCGAGCAAGTCTTCCGCCGTGGCCGCTGCCGCCGAGATCGAAGACTCCAGCACTGTCTTCGACGACGACGGACTCAATATCTGCCCCTCCACGCTGCCAGGCCCCCACAACTACAGCTATATCCCCTGGGGCGCTCAGAACGACATGCCCTATGAAATCATCCGCATGATCCAGGCCGATGAGGTCATGAGCCAGAACAAACTATTCAACGTCCTGACGAACTACGGCCGCGGGCTACAGCTGACCGACCCAGCAACCGGCAAAGAAACCGAGAACGACGAAATCCAGAAGTGGGCAATGGCCAACGCCCTGCACACCTATCAGCTGGAACAGTCCACGGACATGAAGCACTTCTACTTTGCCGTCAGCGTCATCACGCTCTCGCGCGACCTCCGCCGCATCCTCAGCCTGCGCCACCGCGAGGCGTGCTACTGCCGCTTCGAGGCAGCAGACTCCCGCGGACGCATACGCCACGTCTTCTACGGCAACTGGCGCAAAGGAGACCTGGGAGAGAAGGACGTGGAGGTGCTGCCGCTGCTGGATTTCCACGACCCTCTCGGCGACCTGCGCCGGCGCCTGGGGCTGGACCCGTACTACGACGGCAGCCGGCGCAAGGAGCCTCAGGGCTACAAATACGCCATCCTCACACGATTCCCCACGGTAGGCTTCCAGTACTACCCCATCCCCTACTACGCTGCCATTTTCCGCGGCGACTGGTACGACATCAAGCGTATGATCGGGGCCGGGAAGAAAGCCTTAATGCGAAACCAGCCCGTGGTCAAGTATCACGTGGAAATCTCGCGTGACTACTTCGACCGCATCATCCTCAGCGAACAAATAAACGACCCCGTCAAGCGAAAAGAGCGAATCATGGAGGAGAAGACCAAAATCCGCGACTTTATCACCGGAGCCGAGAACTCCGGGAAGGTGTGGTTTTCCACCTTCCTGCAGACCCCGGACGGCAAGGAACAGCGCGACGTGCGCATCAACCGCATCGAGACGGCCAAAGCCGGAGGCGAGTGGAGCGAGGACATCCAGGAGGCCAGCAACATCACCTGCTACGGTGACAACATACACCCGAACCTCGTGGGAGCCACGCCCGGCAAGTCGCAGTCCAACAACAGCGGCTCGGACAAGCGTGAACTCTTCACAATGAAGCAGGCTCTGGAGAAGGCTTGGCACGATATCATGCTCGTGCCGCTGCAGCTGTGCATGCGTTACAACGAGTGGAAGGTACGCCCCGAGGTGCCCATGCTTATGCTGACTACGCTGGACCAGCACACCGACGCCCGCGAGACGACAGTGTGATTTCGGAGTTTTGATTTTAGATTTTAGAGCTGTTATGAATACCAACATTCCATCCGCCCAAGATTTTGACCGCTATTGTCCTGCCGCCCGCGACCCGGACAATATGGTTTACCAGAAGTGTTCTGTCGCTCTCGAGCAGGCCGGTTGCCGCATTCAGGCAGAGGTCCTCGGCCCCATCGATATCGAAGCCCTACCCCAGCGTGCGACCATAGAGCCACAGGTACTGCGCCTGCAGTGCCTGATGGGTTTCCGCCAGGCGCTGCCACAGCTCGACCTCGTGGTCACCCCCACGGGCGTGGGCGTGGTCAGCAACGACAACCTCGCCCCGGCCAGCCGCGACCGCGTCGATGCGCTGCGCCGGCAACTGGACCGCGACATCTACGATTCCGTGGACATCCTCATCGAGTACCTGCGCCGACAGGACGGATGGGGCGCCACGGAACAGGCACTGTCGCTCATGCCCAATTTTCTCTACAGCGGCGTCCTCATGCGCCGCTATGCCGGACAGCCCGAAGCCACGCGCCACGAGGCTATCGAAGCCCGTCCGAAGATAACAGCTGCCGAACAGGAACTGCGGGGTGTCGTGGGCGACGCCCTTGTGGATCATCTGCTGGCTGTGCAGCGCACCGCGGCAGCCTCCGACCCGGAGACAGCAGCGATCGCCACCGTGCGCACGTACATAGGACTCTGCTTCTCGGGCGACCTTCGCGGGGCGCAGGCTGCCATCGCCCGACTGGTGGCTTTCCTCGAGGCCATGCCCCAGGAGTTTCCGGCCTACACCCACTCCTCGGCCTATACCGCCAACCACACCCCCACCTATGAACAGCAGCAAAAGAAATCAGACAGCGCCTTCTTCTTCAGCTGAGTTCCTGCAGGAGGAGGGAGGCCGGCTGCGCATAGCCCTGCGGGTGCCCGCCAGCTGGCAGGCGCTGGACGACCGCAGCCTGCGCGTCGTGCTGCGCTTCCTCGCCAGGTACCCGGCCGCGGAGGTGAAGATTCGTGCGCTGGTGTTCTTCGCGGGTCTGCAGGTGTTTCGACATTCAGACACAGCCGACGGCGACACCCGCTGGCTCATCGGTAACCAGAAAGCGCGCGCCTACGTCGCCACGGGTAAGCTCGCGGCCGCCAGTTCTGCCCTCGACTGGCTGCTGCTTCCTGCCACGCCGCCCGTGCGCCCGGCATACATCGAAGCCACACGCAACCCGCGCCGACCTTGCCGCGAAGCCCGTGCCGTGGACGCACAGCTGCACGGCCTGCCCTTTGGCCACTACCTACAACTGGACGCCCTCTACCAGAGCTACCTCATCAGCCGGGACCCCGCCCCGCTGCGCGCCATGACTCCGCTGCTTTATCCCGGAGCTCTGCCGGAACAGGTGTCCGAGGAGGAGCTGCTGGGGATGTTCCTCTGGATGTCGGCGGCGAAACACCTCTTCGCCCAGCTTTTTCCCCATCTCTTTCGCCCGGTTCTTGACTCGGAGGCTGCGCCGACTATCACGCAGGAAACCCTCCGCAGCCAGTTCGACTCACAGGTACGCGCACTCACGGACGGGGATATCACCCGCGAACAGGCGGTCCTGGAGGCAGACACCTGGCGCGCACTCACGGAACTCGACGCCAAGGCCCGCGAGGCAGAGCAGATGCGCCGACAAATCGAAAAGCAGTCCCGAAAATGAGCTACGCCAAAAGACAACTGGAAAGCCGGCAGTCCGCGCGCAGTCGCGGCAGCTATGAGCGCATGAACGCCTACCTCGAAGGATGGCGCGACATGATGATGGTCATCTGGCGCGAGAAGATCGACAAATACCAGCTCATCGACACGGGAGCCCTCCGGCAGTCACTGCAGGGCACGCTCCGGATGGGCGAGGACGGCATCAGCGCCGAGATCACCCACCGCTTCGCCATCTACGGACTCTATGCCGACATGGGCGTGGGGCGCGGATTCGAGCACGACAACCAAGGCGACCTGCAGATCATGAATCTCCAGTACCGCGAGGAGCACCACATGGACCGACGCCGCAAGCAGCGCAGCGGAAAAGTCACGCCCGGAGGACGCCGCGAGCGCAAGAAGTGGTTCTCGCCGAAGCACTATGCCAGCGTCATGAAGCTGAAGGATGACATGGCACGTCTCATCGGAGAGGATTTCGTGGGGCAGGTGGCGCAGATCTTCGACTCGCAAGGCAACCGACGCCGCACCTGACCGATTCTTCCCCTATCTTGCCCACAACTTCTTTTTCCTTTGCCCGTATGGGTTCTTTTCCGTACCTTTGCGGCATAAAAAGAAAAAAACGTTATGTCTGGGATATTAGCTATCATAGCACTCATCTACATCGTCTGGAAGGCATTCAAAGGCGAGGGTATAGACGGCTGTTCGGAGTGGGACAATGGCCACGGGTAACCCTTTGTCTTTTTTTGGCAGGCAAACACGCCCTATCTTTGCATCAGATAAAGCAAAGATATGGCAAACATCAACGAAACCGCGGAAGTAAGACTGGACGTCAACGGCAAGGAGGCCGTCGATGAGCTTCAGCGTATCCGTAAGGAAACAGAAAAAGTAAACCAGGCCCTCGCCCAGACCAACGACAAGGAGGAAATCAAAAAGCTCCGCAACCAACTGAAAGGGCTGCAGAGCGAGATGCAGGCCGTGCGAAGCAGCGCCCGGAACATCGACGAGGCAATGCGCCACCTCGACACATCCCACGCCAAAGAGATACGCCGGCTCATCAAAGACATCAAGGGGCAACTCGAAAGCGGATTCGTCAAGCGAGGCACGCAGGAATGGGATGACTACGTCAAAAAGCTCAACGCAGCGAAACAAGAGCTGAAGCACATCTACGACGAGCAAGTCTTCATTACCAGGCAGGAACCGCCGAAGGGCGTCTTTAATAATCTCATGGCAGGGGCCAAGAAGGTCTGGTCTGCCTTCGACCTCGCAACCCGCGCCGTGGATTTTCTCTACTCCAAGATCTCCAAGTACATCGATGCGCTCTCGCAGAAGCAAGAGGCCGCCATCGGACTGCAAGCCATGACAGGCCTCTCGGACACCGATATCGAGTATCTCACACACCAGGCAGAACGCCTCGCCACCTCCATGGACGACACCGGGCTGCGCGTGCGCAAGAGCAGCCGCGAGATCCTGGAAGCCTATGCCATGGTCGGCAGCGCGAAGCCGGAACTGCAAGGCGACGCCGAGGCGCTGCATCAGGTAACAGTCGAAGCACTGCGGCTCTCCGAAGCCACACGCAGCGATCTTCAGAGTTCCGTGGCAGCCGTGACCATTACCCTCAATCAGTTCGGCGACGGCGCTGATCAGGCCGCACGCTACACCAACGTCCTCGCCGCCGGTGCCAAGGACGGGGCTGCTGGAATCAACGATCTCGCCGCTTCCTTCGGCTCTTCCGGAACAGAATTGAAGGCCGCGAACCTCAGCGTGGAACAGTCCGTCAGCCTCTTCGAGGCGCTGGCCCGGCAAGGCATCAAAGGCGGAGAGGCCGGCAGCGCCCTGCAGCGCATACTGCATGCCCTGGCAAAGACGGGAACCGACGAACTGAATCCTGCCGTGGTAGGGCTGGACAAGGCTCTGCAGAACCTCGACTCTGCACAGCTGACCACCAACGAACTCACGCAGCTCTTTGGGGAACGCGGAGCCAAGGCCGCCCGCGTGCTCATCGACAGCGCGCCGGACATCGCCGCCTACACGGAGCAGATCACCGGCACCAGCGTGGCCACCGACCAGGCAGCACGCAACTCCGACACCTATGCCGCCCGCGCCGCACAGGCGGCCAACGCTATGGACGAAGCCGGGCAGAAGCTGGCCGCGGGCTTCCTCCCTGTGCTGGAAGAGGTCAACGCCACGCTGACGGACGTCGTTCCCCTGCTGTCCATTGTCTTCGAGTGGTTCTCGAAGATTGCCGGGCTCACCTTCAAGAGTATTATCCCGAATTGGATGAAAGCGGCTGTCGGAATCGCACGCGTCGTAGCAACCAGTTCCACCGTCAACCGCCAGGCAGAGCAGGACGCCACCAAAGGAATCGGCGACAGCGCCGCGGCCGGATTCGGCGTGGCCGACGCCATCCGCAGGCAGATGGACAGCAAGGAAGTCAAGGAGGCCGAGAAGGAGGCCGTGGACAAAGCCAAGAAGATAGCGGACGCCATCCGCGAGGCCCTGAAGAGCGGGTCCAACAAGCAGAAACCATCCTCCTCCTCCACGACCGATCCTCTGAAGCAGCAGCTGGAGGATCTTGACAAAGCGGCGGAGCTGCTGCAAAACCTCGCCAACATACAGCGCCGGAACGGAGCCATGACCGAACAGCAGTATGCCGCAGAGCTGCTGCGAATCAACGTCGCCCTCTATACCAAGAAACGCGACCTCTACCGCAAGGACAGTGCCGAATGGGCGAAGTGGGAGTCCAAGCGACTGGACGAAGAGAAAAAGATTGCCGACCAACTGTCCCAAGAGCTGGCCAAGCAGGCTGCCGCACACCTCAACGAAGAGACCCGCAGCCGCGCCAAGTTGGAACAGATGCGCCGACAGTACGATCCCGCTACTTCCGCCCGGCAGGAAGGAGAGGCCGAGCTGGCCGTGCTCGAGAGCCTGCACGCACAAGGTCTGCTGGAGGAAGAGGAATACCAGCGCATGCGCCTTGCCATCCGCAAGAAATACGCCAAGACGTCCTCGCCGTCCTCTGCCGCCGTGGCCTCGCCGTCCGGCGAGATCCCCTCCCCACAACAGGCCGACGACGCCTTTGGACTCTCCTCCACTTTCGCCCGCCTCGCAGAGACCGTCACTGCCGCCCGCACCGCCCAGGAAGAAATTGCCCGCCTCGAAGCCGAAGGTGAGATTACCCACGAGCAAGCGGCCGAACGCCGCAAGGCCATCGATGACAACATGTGGAAAAACTACGCCGCGCAGGCGCAGGCCGCATTCTCCATGGTGGGCTCGCTGATGAACGCAGCCAGTTCGCTCATGCAAGCCAATCAGGATCTCGAGCTTGCGAAGGTGGAAGCCAGGTACTCCCGCGAGATAGAGGCTGCAGGCAACTCCGCCAAGAAGCGCGAGCAGCTGGAGAAGAAGAAGGCTGCAGAGGAAGCAGCCATCAAGAAGAAGTACAACGACAGAGCCATGAAGATCGAGATCGCGCAGGCCATAGCCCAGACCGCACAGGCCGCCATCGCCGCCTACGCCTCGGCCGCCGCCATCCCCGTCACTGGATGGATCATGGCACCCATAGCAGCGGCGCTGGCCACGGCTGCCGGAGCCATCCAGATTGCCACTATCCGCAAGCAGCATGCCGCACAGGCTGCAGGATATTACGAAGGCGGCTACACCGGCGGCCGCCGCTACCGCCACGAGGCAGGCGTGGTTCACGAGGGAGAGTTCGTGGCCAACCACCAGGCGGTGGACAATCCCGCCGTGCGCCCGGTACTGGACCTTATAGACCGCGCGCAGCGCCACAACGCCGTGGCTGCGTTGAGCCCCGAAGATATCACTCTCGCCGCTGCCGCCCCGCTGATCCGCGCCGCGCAGGCCGCGCCATCTCCCGGTTCTTCCGCCTCTACTCTCTCGGTTTCTCCTTCCGCCGCCGTGGCTGCGCCTCCCGTGGATCCTCGCCATACGGCCGCCCTCGACCGCCTGGCCGCACAACTGGAGCATCCTATCCGGGCCATCGTCACCATCGACGGGCCTGACGGAGTCAAGCACAATCTCGACCTCTACAACAAACTTCAAGGTAATAAGTAATGGAACCAACAGACTCCCCCTCCTACCGCAAGCCGTTCGATTTCAAGGAATATATCTTCCGCCTGGTACGCCAGAACCGACTCGCCGCCAGCGCAGGCTTCCACCCCTGCCTCGGCGCAGGGCTCGGACAGATGCAGGACGTCCTGCGCGGCATGCAGAACCACTCCTGTTTTGTCATGCTCGACGACACCACAGACGGCCGCGTCGAATATACCCGTGCCAGCGGGTTTTTCACCACCCGCGTGTTCACAGTATTCATTCTTGCCCGCGCCAAGTTCGAAGACAGCCACAGGAGGCTGCAGAAGCTGAACTTGTGCCGGCAACTATTCCGGCAGCTGCACAGTCGCATGCTCCACGACGCCCTCTCCTTCGAGAACGAGACAATAACCCTCGACGTAGGAGACGTCCGCTACAAAGAACTTCCCGGCTACTTCGCCGACGGACTCACCGGTCTCTTCTTTATGATATCGATGAGAGAGCCGACCAGCCTCGAGTACCGCGGCGAGGAATGGAGCGACGTGCCAACGGATACCTTCGACAACACCTTCTCCGACAAATTCGACACGGCGCCCGAAGAACATACACCCGATACCTTTGACGGAACCTTCGCCGGAACCTTCGACTGACGCCCGGGCGTCGCTGTCTTTTCGCGCGTACAATATTATATATACCTTTGCATATCACAAAACCAAAAACCACCATCATGACATCCAGCCACTACAACGAACTTATCACCCTCGCCGAAGCGATCATCGCCGCCTCTGCCAACGAGAACACCGCCGCCCGCGTAGGCGGTCTCCTTCGGCAGATTATCGTAGCCATCCAGGATAATCAAGCGGTCACCGACCTCGAACCTACGGCGCGCTCTGCTGCAGACGCTACACTCCAGGCAAACATCGACGCCGAAGCTGCCGCCAGGTCTGCCGCCGACTCTGCCCTCCAGACGGCCGTCAACAGCGAATCCTCGGCCCGAACCTCGGCCGATTCCATCCTTCAGGCGAACATCGACGCCGAGGCCACCGCTCGCGCCGACGAAGACAATGCCCTGCTGCAGCGCATAGATGAAGAACGCGACGCCCGCGAGGCAGCAGACACAGCCCATGACGGGCGCATCGGAGTGCTCGAAACAGCACGACAGTCCCAATCCCAGGAAATCGCCACACTCCAGACCGGCCTCACCACACTCCAGACCGACCTCACGACAGAAGCTCGCGAACGCGGCATCGCCGACACGGAAATCCGAAACCTCCTGATCGAAGAGCGGACCACCAGGGGACAAGCCGACACTGCCCTGCAGGAAGCCATTGCCACCGAAGAACAGGCCCGCCGACAGGAAGGCTCCAGGCTGGAAGGCAACATCGAGGCTGCCGAGGAAGATATGATACAGCGGATTGCCGCAGAAGCCAACGCACGCGCATCCGCTGTGTCCGCCGAAGCCAGTGCCCGCACCTCGGCCGATTCCACTCTCCAGACGAACATCAACACCGAAGCTGCCGCCAGGGCGCTGCTGGCTACACGCGTGCTGTACATGGAACAGTGCTTCGGCAAGTACGACAACAAACGCGAGATCACCCTCGCGCAGGCAAAAGCAGGGAAATACGTCAATACGTCAGGCGTGGAAACCAGTGCCACGGGTTACGGAATCTCCAACGCCGTGAGCGTGCTGGCCGGAGACATGCTGCTCATCCCCAGCGCAAGTGCCGTGCCTGCGGCTGTGAGTGTGGTGTCGCGTGTGGTCACCCGCACCTACGACAAGGTCATCAACTACACCTATACCACCGACCCCGAGACGGGACACTACCTGACCGCCACCGCCGACTACGACAGCAGCCTGGTCTATACAGCCGTGTACGACGAAGACACACTGACGGGCTGGACTCGCGCAGGCGTGTCCTACTCCGTCCTCCCGGCCACCCGCAACGTGACAGACTCCTTCTACGAACCGCTGGTAAAGCAGTCCGCATCCGCCATGCCCAGCACTGGCTACTACATCTACCTCTGTCCGACAGCCATGGAGGTCGTCATCAGCGGCTACACGGCCACCGTCAACGGAGGCAAGGCACTGATCGTGGGATGGGGTATCTTCAAAAATATCTGCACAAACTTCGTCGGCGCTCCCGGACAGTCTGTACTGGCGCAGGCCTTCGCACAGCAGCAAGCAGAGATCGACGGCCTCAAAGCCCAGCTGGCGCACCTCGGAGAGACCAAGGCTACGTCCATCGACTTCGAGGAAAGTCCGAAGCTGCTGGGACAGCCCATGTTTGCCCTGACAGACGGGGCTCCCGCAGAGGTACCTCATGCCGTGGGACTTCAACGCTTCGATCCCGCCACGGGCACGCTGTATATCTCCAAGGCGGTCACAAACAGCACCTCCGACTGGGACATCGTTAATTAAAACATTCCTGCTATATGGCTATCCGAAACTACAACAGCATGGCAGACTACAACGCTGCCGCGAAGAGCTCCATAGAGAGCCAGGTCTCGCTCATCGAGACCAACCGAGAAATCATCATCGACGGGGTCAACGTCCTGACCAAGGAGCCGACAGTCGGCGATATCCTTTTCCTGGACGAATCCAACAATCCCGTTTTCCTCAAAGGTGGCACCCAGCTGGTCAAGGCTCAGGTGCCGAGTGCCTGGACCCATGTGGGCTATGTGCTCGACAGGCAGGGCGATAGGGTCTTGCTGCTGAATAAAGCACAACCCAATGCGCAGTGGCTGGGCCTCTGGCAGTATGCCATAACAGCCATCGCTTCCACGTCGATCACCATCCGCCTCCGCATGGGCACGAATTACGACGCCTACACCAACGTCGAAGTCACCCTGCCGGACACTGCCATCACCATTGCCAACGCCGCCGCCATCACCGCTGCGCTGGAAGCCAAGGCCGCCGAGATTGGAGACGCAAAAGCCTGGTGGGCCTATGCCGCCGATGCGCAAGGAAATAAGGTGGATGACGACGCGCTGGCCACGCGTATCATCGTACAGTGCGACACCAACCCAGATTACCGCCTCTACCAGGTGGCCGGCGTCGGCTGTACGATCGCGCTGAGTGTCTGGGGAGACATGCCGGCAAAGGATTCGCCCACGGGATTCAACACCGGAGGCACAGTCGGAGGAGCAGTAAGCGTGGAGACTTTTATCTCCTACTACGGCACAAACGGCGTCACCCCCACCGAACCTGTTACGCCGAAGGACGGAAGTTCCGTGGTGACACTGGCGGCATTCAAGGAATCGGAGTTCTGCCAAGCCCTTCGCGAGGCATACGGCGAAGGCAGCGAGGGCTATGAAGCTTACATCCGAGCCGAGAAGACGCTGGTCGTTCCCCAGCGACTCGGTCTTTTTGGAATGATGAGCAGCGCCGAGATGTCCGCACGCTACGGTAACGCCGCGGCCCCCACCAAGGACGGTGGAACGAAATTCAAGTACCCGGCCCTGCACCATGGAGCTGCCGTCAACTACGAAGCCGACGGACTCCGCGCCGGCGACTGGTATCTCAACGGGCCGGACGATGCAGTCCGCATGTTTGAAACGACCACCTACAATACAATCCGAGCCTCTCAGGCAAAAATGGGTACGACCCAGCTGAGCCGTACCGCCAACCGCTGGCTCGCCCGCAGGTACAATGCCAACTACGCCTGGTTCTTCTATGGCGCGCGTGGCTACCTCTCCATCAACTACAGCGTGGCTAACTCGCTTGCGGTGCAGGCGGTCGCGCTTTATCGCTTCAAATAATCTTAGACTTCCGCGTCTGCTCCGTCAGACGCGTGGTCTTCCTCTCAGAAATAAGAAATGATATTCGTCCCGTCGCCATCCACCGATTCGCGCAGCAACCGGTTCTGCCACAGCTACGATGAGCAGCTGGAACTGGCATGGGAACAATGGCCAAGCTATCATGCAAAAGACCCAGCACAACAAAGCAAAGAAGGATAAGATGAGCATTCTGGCAGATGCGAAAGAGCTGCTGAGAGTGCTCCTACCGGCCATGCAGCGTCTGCCTAAAATAGAGAGAATCGAAGGCGCACCCGTAGAAATGAAGAGGGCGGCTTTCGAGCTTATAGCGGACTTCCACATCGCGCACGCCTGCCCGGAATGCCGCGAGGAATACATCCGGCGGATGATCGGACGCTACGGCGTGCTGCAGACAACCTTCGAGCTGGCGATACTCTCAGGGCTCTTCACCGACAGGGAGCGTCTGGGGATAGCCATGGCCATGGAACGCATCGAGGAAGGAGTAGGACGCTGGCACAATGCGCTGCGGTCGGCTCCGCGTCAGGATCGTGGTCAGGTCAGGGAGCCGGAAGGCTGCCAAGAGGACTGCGGCAGTACATGAGAGTGAAAGGGGACGCGGCTGTCATTTACAGCATCACCACCATGACGTCCTGACCGCAACCGCTGGCTCGCCCGCAGGTACAATGCCAACAACGCCTGGATCTTCAATGGCACGCGTGGCAACCTCAACAACAACAACGTGGCTAACTCGAATGCGGTGCAGGCGGTCGCGAATTCACACGATAATAGTATCTTACGCAATGACTGAAGAACAAGTGTTCGCACACAACCTCAACAACTACTTCTCCACCCGGCGCAACAAACGGCGGGGCCGTGACTCCATGGCCTACGAAGTGAACTGGGTTGCGCTGCTGGTGCGCGGTATGCGAGAGAGGCAGCAACGGACACTGCGCATTCTCCAGAACTACACCTTCCTCGTTTCTCTGCCTCGCTGGAGAGAAATCTTCGCCACGGAATTCGAAGGACGCCGCATGGACCACGAGATCTGCGATATCGTCATTCCTCTGGCCGACCGTGTACTGTCACCCCGGAGCTTCAACAATAGGAAGGGAAAAGGCAGCCAGGCCGCCATCAACCAGGTCATCGAAGATCTGTACGAAGTCACAGAAAGCTATACACATGAAGCGCGCGTCATAAAACTTGATTTTAAAGGCTTCTTCCCCTCTGCGCTCTGGATCTTCGCTGAACAGTGCCTCTGCTCTGTCCTCCCTTTGGACGGAGAATGTGAAGGGCTGCCCGTCGATTACCTCCGCTGGCTCATCATGCTCTGCGTCCACGCCAACCCCACCGCTCACTGCGAGCGTCGGTCGCCCCTGTATCTCTGGAAGGAGCACATCGATCCGGAGAAATCGCTTTTCTCAAAACCTGCAGGCATAGGCGCCGCCATCGGCAGGCTGGTGTGGCAGACGGCAATGGGACTCTATATCAACGACGAGCTGCACTGGCTGACAGAGGACTGCGGCCTGCGTGTAACGTGTTTCGTAGATGATCTGGTCTTTGTTGTGCCAGAACACCTTCACGCCTACGCGCTTTCCATTATTCCCGAACTCCGGCGCCGCCTTGCGAAGAAGAACGTCCGGCTGAACGAACGCAAGTTCTACGATCAGCCCGCCCGCCACGGGCTGGAATTCCTCGGCAGCCACATCCGCCCGCACCGCATACACTTGAACCACTCGACAGTACGGCGTGCCCAGCTGCGGGTAGCAGAACTCAACCGCTGCTCCCACAAAGAGAAGTACATCGACGACCTCCTGTCCACCGTCAACAGTTATTCTGGACTGCTGAAGGCCCGCACAGACCATCGCATCCTCGCGGATCTTGTCAGCAGGATTTCCCCGGAATGGTTCACGTATATTCAATGGAATTCGCGCCGCCAGTGCGTGCAGGCCCGGCCGGGCTTCACCCTGCGCGACCGCCTCAATAGAAAGTATCACCTAAAACTCCATCATCATGACAAGAGACGAAAAGCAGAAGCTCATCAATGAGCAGCACAACATTATCCACGATCGCGAAGCCCGCCTGAAGGCCACCGACTACATCGCCGCGAAAATCGCCGAAGGGAAGGCCACGAAGACCGAGTACAAACCACAGATCGAGCAACGCCAGCAATGGCGCGACGACATTAACGCCGCCACCGCCCGCATCCAGGAACTGGAAGCCGCCGAGGTCTCACCCTCCGACGAAGACCTCTCCGCCGCCATCGACCCCGATCCCTCCGCTGCAGCAGCCTCGCCGTCCGGTGAGGTCTCCCTGTAACCTCTCATCATTCCTAAAGCCACCACCATCATGAAAATGGACACGAAAGAAAAGGTACAGTACGGCACAGCTGTGGCCATGATAGCGTCTGCCATCATCCTGGTCTTCGTGTCGTTTTTCCTGACCTACGCCATCGGAGGCGGGGTGCTGACCTACGTCGGCGAAGCCTTCGGTGGCGGCCTGGCAATCTTCGGCGTGGCCAGCTACTTCAAGTCCGACGCCGAAGCCTTCAAGGCTGAAATCCGAAACGAATTAAAACGAGAACTACATGCGACTCATGACAACCAGTAAGGGAGGCCTGCAGATCATACGCACCTTCGAGGGCTGCCGGCTGCAGGCCTATCGCTGTCCCGCCGGAGTCTGGACAATAGGCTACGGACATACCGCCGGAGTCTGCCCCGGCGACGTTATTTCCAAGGATGACGCGGAGCACCTGCTGCGTTCTGACCTCGAACCCGTCGAAGCCGAGATCCACGCCCTGCGCCTTAACCTCCGGCAGAACCAGTTCGACGCCCTCGCGTCTTTCATCTTCAACATCGGCACCACCGCATTCCGCAACCGGTCCTCCGTCCGCCGCTACATCCTCGAGGGGCGCCCGGACAGCGAGATCGCGGAAAAGTTCCTCCTCTGGAACAAGTCCAACGGCGTAGCCCTCGCGGGCCTGACCAAGCGCCGCCGCATGGAAGCCGACCTATTCCTGAAGCCATGATCCGCCGCGCCCCCCTCTTCCCCCGCATCCCACTGCAGTGGCCTTGCCGCCCGGCGAGGTCCTTCCTCCTTCATGCCATTCCATTCCTTGCGGCTTCCCTTCTCTCTGCCGTCCTCCTCTCCGCCTGCGCGTCCAGCCGCCCTCCCGTGGTCGCCGACCGCGTCCGCACCGACACCTTATACATATCCACACACTTCCGCGACAGTGTCTTCGTCCTCGACAGCACCCACGTTCACGAGTTCCGCACCACCGACACTGTCCGCATCACCCTCGACCACTACCGCACCATCTACCGTGACCGCATTCTCCGCGACACCCTCTGGCGCACCCGCACGGACACTGTCACCAAAGTTATCCAGATCCCCTCTCAGAAACCGTCTCTCTGGCAACGCCTGAAGCTGGACATGGCCGGCCTCGTGCTCACCGGCGTGCTGGTGGTCGGCCTCTTCATCCGATTAAAGAAATGACCCAGCTCTTCATCAACTCCCTCCCTGCAGTTCTCCCGTCCGGGGCTTCCTTCAAGCTCACGCGCGAGAATCCGGCCCTCACCGACTCCGGCGACCACACCCTCGAAGTCACCCTTCCACTCCTTGACTGTCCGCAGAACCAGGCGATCTTCGGACTCGCCCACCGCACCGACATCTCTCACGTGGCTCTCGCATCCTCCCGCATGCCCTTCCTCCTCGCTGCAGACGAGCTCCTGATCCAGGGCGAAGCCGTCGTCACTAACATCACAGACTCCGACGTCAAGGTCCAACTCATCGGTGGCCGGAGCTATCTCAACCTCCAAAGCCGGGACTCTGAAGCCCTCGACCGCTACATCGACGAGCTCGACCTCGGACGCGCATGGGACAGCGTCTATCCCTTCAACCGAACAGAGACCTACCCCACGTCCGTGGGGAAGCTTATAATACATCTCAGCTACCCCACGCCCCTCGGCCTGACACAGGAACAGCGCAACAAGCTCCGCTGGGGCACCGTGGAGGATACTCCCTGCGTCATCTTCCCCATCTTTTCCAAGGCCGACGGAGAATTCGCAAACGCCTTTACCTACAACGACTTCGGACCGCAGGACGTCTATTCCTCCGACTACTACAGCGGCAACTGCCGCGAGTGGAACTCCTCTGCGCCGGTCAGTTTTCCAGGATTCCCGCTTCTCGGCGAGTACCGGGTCAGCGCAGGCGGGCGGCAGGCGTTCCTGACTTATGCCGGCGAGGACACCACATGGCGGCTTCATACATCCAACGTCCTCGCCCCGCAGCCCTATCTGTGCTTTATCGTGGAGAGGATCCTGTCCGCCGTAGGCTTCACCCTTACCGCTGCCGACAACTGTCTGCGCTCCGGCACCTTCGCCAAACTCTTCATCGCCAACGCCCGCGGCACACTCTACTACAACCAAATGCTCCCTCACTGGACCGTCCGCGAGTTTCTGACCGAGGTGCAGCGCATCTGCGGCGTCTGGTTCGACGTGCAGGCTCAGACAGTACGCATCCGTCCTGTCGCAGATCTCGCCGCTGGCAATCTGCAGGTCATCACCGGAGTCGTGGACGAACGCACCATCGAAGTCACATCCGACACCACCCAGAAGAGCACCGCAGCCGCCTCCGTGGTCTATGCCTTCGACGACGCCGCCCCTGCCGTCTTCCTGCCCGATGAGATCTTCGAGAAGGCAGTCATCGTGGAAGTGGACTCTATCACCGATATCCCTGCACGAGTGTCCGTTGAGGACGAAGACGATGCCCGCCTCTATTACTCCCGTCTCTACTACGTCCGCTCCACCGACCGCTACTACGCCTATTTCGCCCCCAGCAACAGCAGCGGCACCACCCGCGCATACCGCCAGGAAGTGAACCAGATGGGCGCCCTCCATCGCACGCCGCAGCACAACAACGACGCCGACATCCAGCTCCGAATCGTGCCGGCAGGAATGACGGACCTCTCCGTCCGCTGGCATGTATTCCTGAAGGAAGCTCCCGGATCCAACGAGTACCGCCTGCAGCAGCTGTGGAACGGCACCACCTCCGAATCCGAGTTCCTGGACACCGACGGACAGGACTACATCTCCCTCACAGTGCTGCAGACTACCATGTCCCGCGGAGTAGGAGGATACGACCCCATCAACATCCAGCAAGAACTCATCGACGCCTCCGCCGAGGACACCGACCCCTCCGACCCCACCTCAGACGACAGCCCGAAGCCGCAAATCCTCGAAGTGGCACTCAACGACACCGTCATCGCAGGCACCCCCAGCCTGATCATGGGACAGCAGCTGCGCTACAACCCGGCCAGAGAATCCACCGAATTCCACCCGCGCAATGGCTACAACAGGCCCGACTCCGTAAATGCGCACGATGGATGGGCGCCCCGCGCCGTCGGCAACCCCTACGCCCCCTACAACGGTACGCCCGGGGCCTATTACGCCGCATACAACCGATACTTCGACCTCCACTACAGCGCCACCGACCGAGACACCGTCCGCAAGAACCTCGACGCAGCCATCGCCGCCGACACACGCGTCAAGCACCAGATCGACTTCACCGACCGCACGCCCTTCGACCCCTCCCTCCCCTTTATCATCGGCGGCCGCCGATTCGTCTGCGAACGCCTCGAGTACAGCATCGACGACCATGGCGTCCAGTCCCTCCGGCGCGGCTACTTCTACGAAGTTGACGAATAGTCCCCTCCCCCCCCTCGCCTGCCGCATCCCCTCGCCCGCCGCAGTGGCCTCGCCGTCCGGCGAGGTTCTTCCTCCTTCCGTTCCCCTCCCCTCGCCCGCCGCCTTCAAAGAAAAACGCCCACTGCTTCACAGCGGAGGGCGCCAGAGATCTTTTAATCGGAAGAAAAGTTTCTTTTTCGCTACCATTTTCCCTCTCTTTTGCCCATTTTTCATGCTCTTTAGCATATTTTGCGCACTTTTTCGCCCCGCGATCTTGCGCATCTCGAATATTATCCCCACCTTTGCAACGTCAAAAATCCAAATGCGGTACAATGCCGCCGCCTCCGAGCGGCTGTTTTTGTATCCACCACCTTACTGAAGTCTCACCCTATAGACTGCGCCGTGTCGAGTACCCGAAAGGGCTCGGAGGTTTTCGCATTTGGAGCCTTGACAGCACGTAGCGCAGTTACTTTTTGTCAAAATCCAAATTATGGAAACAACCCTTTCCGCCAACACGTACGGACGTGAAGCCACTTTCGTCCGCACAAGTTCTCCAACTCGTCCGCACGAGTTCCAAGTTAAGAAAGCTCGCTTTCTTCAGCACGTCAGAGCCCTCGCGTTAAGAAATCTCGCATTCCTGGGCACGTCATCCCTCATCGCCGGGCTCATCCTCGCCACCGGCGCGCAGACCCTCACCGCGGCCGCCATCGCCGCCCTCCCCATCCTCCTCGGCTGCCGTGCCCTCCATCGTGCCGCCGCAGAAGCCTCGCCCTCCGGCAATCCCTCCATCCCTGCTTCCCGGCCATCGACCGCACTCTAACCAAAATTCAAACAAAAAACATTTTATCAATATGACACAAGAAAATACCCAGGGCGCACAGCAGTCCCTCAACCTCTCCGGCATCACTCTTAATCAGGACATCGTCGGCGTCATTGCAGAACTCCAGTCCAAGGACACCTTCGAGACCGACACGTACCTCGACACCATCGCGCAGCTCATCCGCAAGCTCATCGCCGAAGCCGACGCCACCACCGACCCGGCCACCAAGAATCGAGACGTCTCTTTTGCCCAGGGACTCCTGCAGATCGAGACCGTCCTGAAGACCCTCGCCCTCCGCAAGTAACCGTCCCCGCATCAGTGGCCTCGCCATCCGGCGAGGTCATTTTTTTTGTTCCCCTTCCGTCTTCCCGAACATATACTCCATCAGACGCCAGTTCTCATCGTTGATGATTCCGAAATCCCTCTTGATGTAGATGTCCGCCAACGTACCGCTCACGTGGTTCAGCGCTTCGTCCACGTCCGACCTCGCCACCCGCAGCTCGTTCCGCATGATCGTCGCGAACGAGTGGCGCGCCTGGTAGAACTGCAGCCCGGGAACCCCCACCGCTTCCCCCACCACCTTCAGTCCCAGATTCAGCGACCGCTGGAAGTTCTTATAATTCGCATACCGCCGCCAGAACGAGAATACCCGCGCCGTATCCCCGTACTTCCACATCAGCTCGTTCAGTACTGGATGCACCCTCACCTCGATGTACGCCCTGTCCCACCGCCTGTCCTTCGTCTTCGTCCGCTCATAGCAGATCATCCCGTCCCGCATCTTCCTCGCGTTAAACAAGTCCACCGAGTTCATACCCATCAGGCAGAAGCTCAGGATGAAGCAGTCCCTCGCCAGCTGCGCCAACCCCGTGCCCCGGTAGCCATACACCCGCAGAACCTCCTCCCGCGTGATCGCGCGCCTTCCTCGCACCACCTGGCGCGGCATTTTGAACCCGTCGAAGGGACTGTACCCCAGCGGCTGCTCCGTCTCCGTGTTAAACTCCGCCTGTGCCTCCCTGTAGAGGTGGCCCATCGCCGAGAGGTACATCGACTTCGCCCTCGGACGATCATCCAGCCACCGCGAGAAATCACCCAGCAGCTTCCGCGTGATCAACCGCATCGGCAGCACTCTCTCCCCCAGAAACTTCTCCAGCGCGCTCAGCATGCTTCTGTAGTTCTTCAGCCCCTTCAGCTTCTGCCGCCCCACCCATACGTCGGCCCACTCGAAGAAATCGATGTTCCGGTTCTTCTGCTGCATGCGCCGGATCAGTTCGTCCGCATCGATGCGCTGCCCCAGCAGGTCCAGGTTCACCTCATACATCCGGTCCTTCAGCCGGGCCACCAGCGTGTCGATGTAGTGCGCCTTCGCCTTGTTTCGCACCTTTCCCTTCGGCGTCAGGTCCTCGGCCTGCAGAATCAGGTCCGTGCGGATCCTCCGGCGGCTTTTCCCTTGTGTGACCAGTATAGCCACATATCGGCTGCCATCCTTCCTCGGTTTCCCGAGTTCACAGTTTATTGTTGCCATAATCTATTCCAGGGCTGCGCCCGTCATCTCTTCCTTCCGGGCCTCGCCACCTTAATATATATATATAATATTTCTTTTGCGGCAAATCTGCGGCGATTTGGCCTCTCCTTAAACCGCTAAAACGAGTAAAAACGGCCGAAACCGTTCTTACTCGTCTTATTCCTAAACCGCTTATTTTGCGGCGTTTATGTTGTTTGGGTGACTAGTGGGACTCGAACCCACGACATTCAGAACCACAAAATGGTCGACGAGCAGGGCGGGCAGGCGGCTTTTGTAAAATATTTGACTTCTACGCTATGAACAAATCTGCGGTGATTTATAAGCAATCGACTGAAATAGTGAAAGTTGTTTATTAAACATAATACCTGTTATCTCTCGAGCCTGCTTTTTCATACCTTCCCATGTTTTTACTTTTGTGGTGGTCCAGGGCATAATGCGCTGAGATTTTTGACGATTGAGGTCAGCTCAGCAATCTGTCGATCCTTAGCATCCAATTGTCGGCCGTACTGTTCTATAAGAGCATGAATAGCAGAGTCTTCCGTGTTAAATACCGCCGAGCATTTCTCAGCGGACACTCCGTATGGGGTGCCGGCGTAGAAGAAAGAGATGTCAACCCCAAGGCCCTCACAGAAACTCTCGAGGGTCGCGGTTGAGACGTTCTGGAGCTTGCAATACCCACTAATAGTCTGAGGCGTTACGCCGATTCTCCTGGCGAGCTCCGCTTTGTTCACTTGATTCGCGTCGAGAACGCGTTTTAATTGATTTCCTGTCATTTTTAGGTGATATATTTATAAATAATGTTAAAACACTCGCTAATCTCTTTATGTTATAAAAAGAATAGCTTATCTTTGCGGCAGATTTCAAAGCACATTTATAATAATAATCTCTTTTGGAGATATAAAATAACAGGTATTATGTTTAATAAACAAGTTTTTTAAGGACTTTTAAGAAATTTATGAGAAAGTTGAATATTATTTATCGAGTCGATGTCTCTGAGTCTATTCGCGCAATCGAGCGCGGAGAGTCGGTGGAATTTGATGTCGCTGAGTTCGCTGCCGTGCCGACAGTTCGGTGCGCATGCATGAAAATCAATCGCGAGCGCGGCGAGAATTCGCTGTCGGTTCACAGTACCGCGAGAGGTACCTCAGGGTACATCGAGAGGAGCTGGTAATAAGGGGAGGAAGCACTATGTCGCTGGAAGGAATGAATATCAACTCCATCTCTTTCGATTGCTGCAAGGATCTACTCGGCCGCGCCCTGGAATCTCTCCGGAAGTCGAAGGGATACTATCAGGCGCTGCGGGTAGAAACTATTCAGACACCCGAAGACGTGGAGACGACGAACCGGCTGATCCTGCAGCTTCAGGATCTCATCCCGGACGTTGACCGGGCGATGGGACAGATGGACACTCTCATCCGAGAGGCTACCATCGCTGAGAGACTGGCAGTGAAACTGGCTACACCTCCTGCATCTTCAGAGCCTTCGTCGGCGAGCCGCCCCGGCGACACCTCGGGCGCGGCCGAGAAAACCAACCAAGAAAACAGCTGAGAAATTATGAATAACGACCACTTACCTCTATGCAAACGAAATTACCCCCCACTACCTCGCCACTCTGCGGAACGTCCTCCATTCCTGGTCCTCGACGTCCTCGACGCCCACAGCGGAAGATTCATAGGTACTTTCCGCTATCCTGTGCCGGCAAAGAAGGGACGCACTACGATAACGGGACGTCAGCTGATGGGTTTCGTCTATGTGCAGCGCCCCTCCCTGAGAAGACGCCACATTATCTTCGGGCTCGGCCCGGCCAACATCGATCCTGGCACGTTCGCCGAGATACAGATTGTATTTGATTCTACTCACCAACAAAAAAACTAAGATTGTGAAAGTTAAGCAAGCATTAGACCTCCTGGTCAGAGACTGTCCGGCCGTTCGTGATCTCCTGAACGTCTTCCCGGGCTCGAAGGTCTCAGATTTCCACCTGAACCTCCACGATGATTTAGAGTTTGATCACGCGGGCACTTACCTGTCAGTGTGGAAAGTTGATAAAGATATCCGGCCGTTTCTCTCCATGGTCGAGTGGTTGACCGGCGTAGCCTATGCAGACTTCGAGGTTCCCACACTGACCGGTGCCTACCTGCTCTTCGAGTTAGAGGATTATGAAGATCCATGCTGACGCCAGCTCTGCGCGGCGGGCGATGCCTTGAAGGCGTTAGCACGGCTGAGATGCCGCCGAAGGAGAAATGAATCCCAGGTCGCTCCGTTTTTATCGCCCGCCGCGTGTGATATAACAGGCCCTCGCCGATGAGCAAAGAGACCCCCGCGCGCGCCGCCGCCGAGTCGAAGTAAATGTATATACAAACTGAAATGGCTATCTTAAACAAACGAGTTGCTTGCAAGGACTGCGAGTACTACCACTACAACGAACCGGACTATCCGGATAACTGCGAATATCCCGACTGTCCGCCCTGTCTGGACGGGAGGTAAAAACATAAGCCAGGCACCCCATAACGAAGCACTCGAGGCTTCGGATGACAGCCCGGAAAGACGGGCACCCCACAACGAGACTCAGTAAGAGGCTTCGGATGACAGCCGGGAAAGACCGGTACCCACAACAGGCCCTGGGAAGCTGACAGCCGGGAAAGACCGGCGGCAGGATAAAGTCCGTAAGCAGACGCCACGTGCCGCGAGGCCGGGGAGGGTTCCAGAATCCGCAAGGTGCAATTTGACCCTACCACCGTCTGCAGGAGCAACGGTCACGTCCATGACCACTGGGAAGAAGCCGTGGTTGCCTTCTCCCCTGGGACGCGTAGGATGAGCGGGGTTCGATTCCCCATCCTGCCACGACGACCTCAGCGGAGGCGTCATACAGTTAACATCTATATTCATTTAATTCTTAAGCAAATGAAAAGTCAAAACATCATTAGTGCGCCCCTCGGCGCCGGAGAGTTCGTTCACGGAGTGTCTAACCACGGAGGGTGTGGACTTCAGTAATGAAGTCTGCATCCTCCCCTAAAAAGACTATAGTTTCACTCACTTCTCGTTTGTGAACCAAAGCGCTCTTTGAACTTCTATTCTGGAGACCTAAATGGGGTTGTTTCTTGCTGATGCTTGATATTCATTTGGTTATGCGATTAGAAGGTTGTGCGTCCGGGGCTTGTGAAAGTCCCGGGCGTTTTTAAGAGAGAAAGAATTCATTTACATAAACGAACCTACAAAAAGACTTATGAGAAACAAGATCTACATCAGCGGTCCCATCACGGACCCGCAGACCGGCCAGCCCCGCGAGGGCTGGGAGGCAGCATTCAACGCCGTGGAATCCGAGCTGAAGTCCCGCGGCTACGACGTCATCAGCCCCGTGCATATCTCGGAAGAGGTCATCCCCGAGTTCGTGGCGGATATCCCCCGCCGGACTTGGATTCGCCGGTGTATAGGATACATCTGGGCTGATGCGGAATACGACCGCCTCCTTGGCACCTATGTCATCGGCGACCCTCAGCGCGCCCGCGAGAGCTACGGCGTCATGTGCGAGGTGAATTTCTCCCTGGCTGCCGGGATTCCCGTCTTCGTCCGCGAGTTCGGCGAACGTCAGGTGAACAACGAACTCTGTCCCATCAAAGCAAAAGGTCTGAAGACCTACGCCCGCGAGCTGCGCCGTGCGGAAAAGAAATACTCTGTGCGTCCGGGCGGTTCTCCGGACACCCCCCCCAGTCTTTTCTGAGTCAGGATAAAAAAGTGTAATTTTGCAACCGTGTAAAACTACGGTGCTTATATACCTTATGAATCATGGCACAATCGGAAAGACTTTCTGAAAAACTGTATGTCAAGACGAACGACGGCCTTGACATCATCCTGCACTACTACCCTGAAGCCGCCGACACCCTCACCGCCTCCGACGGAAAGCAGAAGAAATTCAAGATGCGCAATGAGCGGACCCCCAGTGCCTCGCTGCGCATGAGTCCGAAGAAGAAGGTGTGGGTCGTCACCGACTTCGGCGACGATGGCCACGAGATTACCCCCATCCAGCTTGCCTCGCGCGAGGAAGGCGTCTCCTGGAAGGAAGCCCTCTTCCTCCTCTGCGGCCGCTACGGTGTCCGCAACGAGCTGGACAAGGACATCAACAAGCCCCTGCGCGGCTGGATCGACCTCGCCGACGGTTCCCGCAGCAAGGACTTCGACCAGCTGGGTATCGGCGACGAGGACATTCACCTCGAGGACTACGTGGACGACTTCGTGTACTGCCACACCCGCCCCCTCGACGAGGAAGAGTTGGAGGTGATGGGTCCTCTGGTGAAGGCCGAGCACGCAGCGTCGCTGAAGTGGCAGGCCGTGGGCTGGAAGGTCCACGTCAGCAACGGCAAGGCCCGCTTCGTGGTCAGCACTCCCACCTACCCCATCTTCCGCCGCGAGTGCGTGGTGGACGTCGAGCGCCGTTTCTTCAAGCTCTATGAGCCCTACAACTACGACAAGGGCTTCCGTTTCCAGTACTATCCCAAGGGCGGCAAGCCCGCGCGCTACGTCAACGGCCTTGCGGAGCTGCGCCAGGCCTACACCCGCTACAACGAAGACCAGGCCCACGAATGGGAGAGCGACCCCAAGAACGAAGGTAAACCCTACCACTACCAGAAGCTGGACGCCGCCTACCTGTGCAGCGGCGAGCGCGACTCTCTGTGCGTGCGTTCAGTGGGCGGCCATCCCCTGTGGCTGAACTCCGAGTCCGACACCCTGACGCCTGACGAGCTGCAGGAGGTCCTGAAGATGGTGGACGTCCTCTACAACATCCCGGACATCGACGAGACCGGCCTTCGCCTGGGCACCCAGCTCGCGCTGAAGTACCTGGACATCCATACCATCTGGCTTCCGAAGACGTTGAGCGGCTATATGGACATGCGCGGCAAGGGCCGCAAGGATCTGCGTGACTGGATGGAGTTGCACCCCAGCATCCCCGCCTTCCGCAACCTCGCGAATACCGCCATGCCTGCCCGGTTCTGGACCAGCCGCATGAACAAGGATGGCCGGTGGTCCCACGAGATCGACACGGCCTGCCTGCACGAGTTCCTGCGCCTGAACGGGTTCTGCGTGCTGCGCGAGCCCTCACCGGACGACATCCACTACATCCGCATCCAGGGCAACCACGTCCGCACCGTCGGCGTGCGCGACATCCGCGAGTTCGTTATCGACTGGGCCCGCCAGCGCATGACCACGGACGTCAGCATGAAGCGCGACGTGCTCAACCTGATCCTGAACACCCCCAAGCTGACCGGCGCCGCGCTGGAGTCCCTGCCCACCGTGGACCTGGACTTCACCAGCTACACCTCCACGGACCAGTTCTTCTTCTTCCAGAACAAGACCGTGCGCGTGGACGCTTCCGGTGTCCACGTCCCGAAGTTCAACGGCGGCTCGGAAGGCTTCTCCCGCTACGTCTGGGAGGAGAACGTGCTTCCATTCCACCTGCGCCCCCTGGACGACCTCTTCACCATCCGGCGGACGGAGGACGGCCAGTGGGACATCGACATCCATCAGCCTGCGGACGCCCCTGTGAGCAAGTTCCTGGGCTACCTCATCAACAGCAGCCGCCTCTTCTGGCGCGACGAGCTGGAGAAGCCCTGGCACAACGGCTACTTCCTCCGGGACGGCGAGGAGGTGGAGCTGGTGGACGACGACGGCACCCCATTCAGCGACCAGGACTACGCCCGCCGCTACCATTTCGCCATCGACGGCCCCCTGCTCGCTCCGGAGGACATCGCCATCCAGAAGAAGAACCTCATCGCCAAGATCTACGGCATTGGCTACGCCTTGCATCAGTACAAAGACCTCTCGAAGACGTGGGCCCTCTACTGCATGGACGCAAAGACGGACGAGGAAGGTGCCTGCAACGGCCGCAGCGGCAAGTCCTTCTTCATGGGCACCCTGGCCCGCCTGCTCACCACCGTGAAGCTGGACGCCCAGAACCCCCGCCTGACAGACAATCCCCACATCTACGAACGCGTGACTCCTCACACCCAGCTGCTGCTCTTCGACGACTGTGCGCGCTACTTCAGCGTCAACCAGATCTTCAACGTCATCACGGGCGACATGACTGTGAACCCGAAAAACATGCGTTCCTTCAACATCCCCTACTCCGACTCTCCGAAGATTGCCTTCACCACTAACTTCGTCCCGATGCACTTTGACGGCAGCACGGAAGGCCGCCTGCTCTTCGAGGTCTTCTCCGACTACTACCACGCCCGCAGCGAGGGCAACACCTACCGCGAGACGCGCACCATCCACGACGACTTCGGGAAGAACCTCTACGGCCCGGACTACACCGTGGACGAGTGGAACGCGGACCTGAACTTCTTCCTCCAGTGCTGCCGGTTCTATCTGAGCTGCTCCGAGAAGATCCAGCCCCCCATGGGCGACATCCTTACCCGCCGCCTGCGCGTGGCCATGGGTTCCCGCGATGCCGGCTTCGAGGACTGGGCCGACGGCTATTTCAGCCCCGCCAGCGGCCACCTCGACACCTACATCCGCCGCCAGGAGATGGTGGAGAGCTACCAGGCACACTCGAAGAACTACAAATGGAGCGCCCAGAAGTTCTCCGACGCGCTGAAGGCTTACGTGAAGCTCCATGCCGACCTCTACGAACTCAACCCGCCCGAAGTCCGGCAGGCAGACGGCCGGATCATGAAATACGTGCCGGAGACCCGCAAGGCCGAGGAACACTACTACGTCAAAGCTCTCGCCCCGGTGTCCTCGCCCGCTGCAGCAACGGCTATGCCTTCCGGCGAGAATCCGTCCGGACAAGCCCCGGCCGCCGATCGTCGCCCCGGCGTCGTCCTTGATAACGGCTCTTCACTCCCCTTCCCTGATCGTTAATCTGCCAAAAAGGTATATAGGTTTTATTATTGGTAAATGTATCCTGTGTGAGTTTTCTGCGCGTGAGCGTCGGAACTTGTTTCTCATTTTTAAGTGATAACATAATGTCTTGAAGTCCCTGCGCGTGAGCGTCGGGACTTTTTTATTGCCTGCATATATCGATGGCCATCTCCCTCCGGCTTACACCCGCGGAGGCAAATTTTCCGACAAACTCCCAAGGCGGTGTTCGGCGCATCCGATCTTCCCTCACCCCTCCCTCTATATTTTTGAATAATTTTTTGTAATTTTGTAATGAGGAGTCAATCAGTAGGTCTTAAAGAAAAGAGAATGAGGCGGTTCCTTACAAAATTACATCATTACAAAACCCGCTACACTTCCGATTTTCGATTTGTAATGTGTTTGTAATGTCGCCTCTTCAGAGTCCTCCGGCACCCTCGCCTCGGTGCCAGTGACGCCTCTCCAGAGTGGTTTGTAATGTAGCGGTGGTGGTTTGTAAGGTTTTTGTAATTATTGATAATCAATTATATAAACACAAAGTCCCCCTTTCTTGCAACATTACAGATTTTTTGCACAAAAACGGACGGAACTCAGACACAGGGAGAGAGAAAGATGCGGCAGGAGAGTCTCCGTTTCGCGGAAAATTCATAACTTTGCAGTGAAAATCGTCCCTTCCTCACAAACATTTTGCCGCCATGAGTGAATTCTGCGTCTATCTCCGCCTGCCTCGCTACGTCGGCCAGTGGTGTCACTACCACTTCGGGGATCCTGTCCGGTTCCCCTCCCGGTCGTATCCTCACTTCGTCCTGCGCACGCTGCTTCGCTCCCGTCCCCGGCTGTCACGCCCCCAGCTGCCGGAGGATGGCCTGACAGCCGTGCAGATCCCTGACGGACACCAGCGTCATGCCTCCACCTACAACTACCTCAGCCACGACGCCCGCCTTCGGCTGGAGTCCGCCATCGTGGAACTGTTTCATGCAGAAATGTACCGCCAGCTGCTGCCTCTGGTGCTGCAGCCTCGCCTGAACCTCTCCATCGAGGAGTGGTGCTACGCCAACGGTATCGAGGAGTCCTCGTGGGAAGCTGTGCGCCAGTCTTTCTACCGTATGCGAGTGGCCCAGGGAGGCCCTGTCCGCAGCTCGAAACGGCTCCTCAAAGGCAAAAAATCCAAAAAACGCAAGAAAAACCCCTGAAAACCTATACGCAAAACCTCCTCGTTTGTCTTCATAACCTTTCTTTTCTGTCTTTTCCTCCGTTAGGCCTTAGGTGGCGGGTTTGTCTTTTCGCGCGTACACTATTATATATACCTTTGCACTCGGACGGATCTCCTGCCGGTTCCCGATGGCCACCCCCGCCGACTCCCGGCGAATGTCCGGCCGACTTCCGCACCGACCGAAACCTCATAACTGCGCCACATGGACCACATCCGCTACATCTGCCGCGTGGAATACGTGCCTGCTGCCGAGGCCCGCCACCTGTTCTTCGACCACCACCAGGGCGAAGTGCTACATGCCGGGCGCGAGGCCTGGCAGGACGCCCACGCCGTGGGCCTCTCTCACCTGCAGGTCACCGAACAGGCCGACAGCCTACCCCGCACACAGACCCTAACCCTCACCGCCCGCCTGCGCTGCAAGCCGGACACCCGCCGTCCCATGCTCTACCGCCTGACGGACGCCAGCGGCGAGCGCTACGTGGTGGCCTGCGGAATGATGAACACCTTTCGCGACGACGAACTCACCTCCTGCGACGTTCCCCCGTACCCCACCAGCACCCTGCAGCTGGACCTCCCTACCTCGGCTGGCGGCGACGGGCGCCCGCAGCTGACAGTCACCCTGACGGCCGAGCGTACCCTCTGGCACTGCGCTTCCTGACCGGTCTTTCCGCTCCTGTTCCTTTCACACTATCTTTGCCGTATGAAATACGATTTCGAAATCAACGACTACATCGGAGGATGGCCCTCCGGCAATAAGCAGTGGGTGCGCGAGCAGCTGGCCCGCAGCAAGAGCACTCCGGTGCGCGTGCGCATCAGCAGCCTCGGCGGCCTGCTGGAGCACGGCCTGGACATCCGCAGCCAGTTCGCGCAGCACGGCGGCGTCCACGTCTATATCTTCGGCCTGACGGCCTCTGCCGCCACGATCATCGCCATGGGTGCCCAGCGCATCTACATGAGTCGTCACGCCGCCATCCTCATTCACAAGTGCTCCGGATGGGTGGGGGAATGGGGGCAGATGAACGCCGACCAGCTGCAGGAGGTCATCGACCGCCTGGAGAAGGAGAAGAAGAGCCAGGAAGCCCTCGACCTGGTCATCACCAGCTGCTATCAGCAGCGCATGAAGAAACCCCTCTCCGCCATCACCTCACTGCTGAAGGAAGAACGGTGGCTGACGGCCGACGAAGCCCTCGAGCTGGGACTGGTGGACGAACTCATCGACGACGAGCCGGACCGCCGTGTGCAGGATTTCTTCCTCACATCACCCTCCGACCTGGAATCCCTGCACCTGCCCGCCGCCCCCGCCGCCCTGGCGGCGTTCACCGCCCAGGAAACGGCCGCCTCGCCCTGGCGCATGATCACCGAGAAGCTCGACTCCATCGCCACGGCCATTGCCCAGTTCTTCAAGCACAACTCCAGCGAAAGCGCGAAAAGCAATGATTATAAACCCCAAAACCCCACCGCAATGAAGAAATTCTTTAACCTCGTGTGCGCCTTCCTCGCACTGTCGGAAGGCTTCGACGTGAAGGACGGAATCGTCCAGGTCACCGAAGACCAGATGCAGAAGCTGGAGGATCACACCAAGCAGCTCAGCGACCAGGTCGCCCAGCTGACCGGCGAGAAGCAGACCCTGAC